TTAAACAACAGAGAAAAGTCATTGTTAAATCCACCGTCCATTACTACGGATGATCCCCAATGCGATACCACCGCTACTGAGTCAGGAGGTGAGTATTCAACTGATACAGGTGGGATTGCATTTGTAGCAGGAGTTACCGCAGTAAACGCAGACGCATTACCACCGCCTGTAGTGCCACGCACCACACCCGCTAACTGGTCGTAAGCCAAACCAGACGTTGATGCAGGAATGATGCTTGTGTAAGTAGCATATTCAACATTACCCGCTAATGCCGGTGCGCTAATCTTTACTGTGCCACCGCTAGGACTAAAACCTGCTGCGCTAACGACAGGGATTGTAGTAACAGCACTTGTAATGTTTGAATACAGAGTAGTAATCGGACCTTGACCATTTTGCTCATAGTGCGATGGCAAGTTACCTGAACGCAGATAAGCGTTGTACTGGATGTTATTACTTTGTAGCGAGTGGCAATACGTAATTGTGCCGTTGGTTGTTCTCATACCCCAACGAATAACACCTGATCCGTACCAAGAATAATCAATGTACAACATTTGAGTTTTGGTCAAATCAACCTTGTAACCAGATGGTCCAGTACCGTCGCAAGGGTCTAAGTTCCATTGTGACTGCGGTATTTTCTGGTCAATTGTTTTAGACACTAAAGCATTAGTAATGCTTGCGCCACGATACTCAGGATTGATGTAAAGAACCGTGTCACTAGCAATACTTGTAACACGATAAGACATACCGCGAATAACAATGAAATCACCAGGATTTAGAAACGTCGTAAAGAATGTGTTTGTTCCGGTGACCGTTGCGCTACCTTGGTTCACCGCAACTATGCCACCTAGTTGATTGATGCTGTTACGGTAAACGGCGTACAAAGTTTGACCATCGTATTGGAAAAACATGCCGTTTTGCATGTCAAACAAACCTACTTTGTTAGACGATCCGTACCAAGCATAAGGGCTAACAGACGGCACAATCTTGTCAGACGTTACCGCAGGTGACGATGAAGGTACTACATTGCCGTTAGTCAAATACGTTAAGGTATTTGCATCAACAATGCTGTTTATTCTAAATACTCCGTTGTAAGCGGCAACGGTTGCGCCAGTTACTTGAATAGAAGAATTTAAAGTTAAATTGTGTGGGCTGCGGCAAGTAACTGTAATCAAAGCACCGGCAGCGGTAATTGTACTTACTAGCAAACGTGGCTTTAGAATTGTGCCGGTAGAAAACTGGATGCCTTTACCTGATTGATAGCGGAAATAACGTCGAGTCTGACGCATCATTTGCTGATTAGGAACCGCAGCACCCGCAGTAAAGTTCACCGATCCATCATAAGCGCGAGTCTCAACATAACCAGAAGGCCGCGCATAAACACAGGCTTGGTTACCGGCGGGAGTTGTCACCGTACCAGATGCAATGGTTGTGTTAACGATAAACGCCGTAGTATTAGGCACAGAGTTTACGGACCAAGCGCCATTGACGTTCGTTCCACCCGTAGTGTTCGCAATATAAACGGTAGAGTTTGCAGACAAACCGTGTGGTGATGTTGTGTTTACCGTAATTGCACTAGCATTAGTAGTGATTGCCGTTGTACTAGCCGCAGGTACATTGATACCGGCATTAGTAAAGAAGTAGCCTTGATAAGCGTAGGTAGCTGTTGGGTTATACAAAGCACCTGACGCTGTTGCTGTTGTTGTTCTAACCGTAATGGCAGTAGCGTTAGATGTTGTAGTCAACCACCAACCATTACCATTAGGATCAAGTAATTCTTCAACAAAAATGGGAACACCAACGCCAGGGTTTGACGTTGTGCTTAAAACCATGTTGATGGTTCCACCGCTAGTAATGGCTGTTAGGTTAGCTAACGGATTGTTCGTGTCGTAATACGTGGATTGGCGGTTATTCTCTAACGCAAGCTGTTCCCACTTAACCGACTGTTGACCATATTCAAAGTCAGTATCAATAAGAGACTGAGGGGTGCTAACCCTTATTTTAGCTACAGGATCAGTCTGCGCCGCCTGAGGTATAAATATCATTGAATCTGGCATGTCATTTCCTAATCAGTTTTTGGTATTTCACTATTGTTTTTCACCTTGCTATTGATTATCAAATAGCTAAATATAGAGAAAAACACCATTGTTCCTAAACGCTCCCACCTTGGTTCTGTCATTGTCCAACAAGCTAAAGAAAACGACAATCCTAATGCCAAAATGACTAACAATTTGTCAGTAATTACGGCTAAAGCCAAGCGTATCAATGCAATCGTATCCATAATGTATCCCCTTGTTTAAAGAGATTTCATTATATTATTCTTCATCATCATTAGCAATAAAGCCACTTCCCCACTCATCATCACTAATCTTCTGCTTCAGCTTCTCAATGTTGATGGCACGGTCAATAACCTTACATTTGTCAGTCAGCGATGCGGTGGTATCTAGCATCACTTCTTGCAACAATTTACTTACTGCATCTTCAAGGTCGGGATTAACTCCCTTGTTCTTTTTGCTCATTATTTAAGTCCAAAATAACTCATTAAAGCATTTGTTCCTGTATAACCCGCTCCTGCATAACCTAAATACTTTAAAACATCCTTTTTGTTTTGCACAGTAGACGCTCTTTCTGCGTAATCTTGAACCAATTGTTTAATTCCTGACTCTCTTAACCAACCTTCATTTTTCGGGTCAAAAGCAATAGCTTTAACTTCTTTCGGGGTTTTGTTTGAAAAGATTGTAGACACGTAATCTTTAGCCAAATCAGCCACCATTTTAGGATCGCCAGTAGCATCTTTTAATTGCTTTACCGTATCACCGTTTTTAAAAAATTCAGTAGCAAAACTCTCAACATCTTTAACGGACTCGCCTGGCGCATATTTTTCCTCACGCAAAACTCGACGCATGAGTTCAGTTTCAAACGGTTCCAATTTCTTAGATGCCGCTTTATACAACTCGTCTGCTTTGGCGTACTCAGGACTCCAACCATACAATCCCTTGCCATCTTTGACGTTACCTTCAAGCAGTTTTGCCAAATCTCTACGATAAGTAGCACTTAAACCGTCGTAATTTGTAGCCGCAGCGCCTGGTTTGTTTACTTCCCTAATTTGACGCAACTCATCAATAAGTGCTTCAATTCCTTTTTGAGTTTCTTTTCTTACGCCTGGATACGTTGTCTTTGCAGAAAAAGGATTAGTGCTTAAAGCGGTTCTTTGGCTTACGGTTACTTCTGGTTTTATAACCTCAATCAAATGATCTATTGCTTTGATTTCAGGGCCGCTTTTTAAAAATCTTTTTCCGTCAGAATAAGTATATTTTGCTTCTTCCAACTCTTTAATTAACTTCTGGCCTTGAGGTGATTGAGCAAAAGCATTACCTTGCCCTTGTTTGGCTAAAGCAATATCTTTAGCTTCTTTGTAATTAGTGTCGGCATCTAATTTTCTTGCTTTATATTCTTGGCCTTTTTTACCTTTAAGAGTTGATTCAATTTTTGTTCCCAACTCAGTAAATGTCGCTTCTTTGCCCAATGCTTTAGGCGCGGTTAAAGCACCTTTAGCAAGATTGAATCCAAACCTTCCAAGGTCGTACAAACCTTTACCACCAGCAACAGCGGCAGGAGCAATTTCGCCCACTTTTTCTGCCGTTTCAGTTCCTTTTACTGGTTTTGGAATACCAATATATTCCGCACCTTTCTTAACTTCTTTTGATGTTGGAAAAAGAGTTTCCCTACCAAAACCCATATCTTCACGTTTTGGTTTTGCGCCAAAAAACTCAGGAACGGTGTACGCACCAAAATGCTCAATATCACCTAAACCGCCAAGAACTCCTGCAGCAGCACCATACGCTCCGGCGTAGGCTTGTTCACCTAAACTTGGATCAGGACCTTTATCTTTAGGTTCATCAGTAAATTTAATTTTGCTTTTTGGTTGAGGATCAGCAACCTCATCAGTAAATTTAATTCCCATAATTACTCCACAATAGCCGATCTGCCGTTAACGGTTATTATTGTTCCTTTAGGCAAACCAGCTTTTTCAGCTTCGTCAACAGAACTAAAATTTCTTACAGATGATGAAGAACCGCCAGTTAATCTTCCATTAAATTGGTCGGCTAAATCGTCCATTATTTCGTATGTCAATTTAGGACTCTTTGTCATTGCAACAGAAGCTGCTTCTTTTTGCATATCATCAAACAATTGAATCATTGACTGAGGGTTAAATTGATTCTGAGACAATAAAGTGTCATATCGTTTTTGGAAAGCAACTGTAGTACGTCCTGAATCTGCTAATGCTCTTTCATAACGTGTCAACATGGACGCATATTTTTTAGCAAACAATAACGCTTCTTGATCTGCTGGAGCAACTTTAGACTCATCAAAAGCAATGCCATCTTTAAAAGATTTTATGTATCTGTCTGTAAATTGTGAAATTTGACCTCTACGACCAGCAAGATAAGGCTTTTCTAAAATTTCCCTTTGCAGTTCTTTTAGATTCGCCATTGATGCTACGCCCTCTTGGACTTTTGCCCTTTCTTTTTTGTCGGCAATGTTTACGCCTCTAGAGTTAAGTTCTGCGGCAACATCGTCAACTTTGAATTTTAGTTTTTCGTCAAACTCTCTTATCTTTTCATTCATCAAATCTTTGTCATGCTGTTTTCTGTATTCAAACTCTGCCGATCTTTGCGCTCTATCAGCAGCAGCCCTAGCATTTGCAGCTTTTATGTTTTCTTCATGCAATTTAATTTGCAATGCTTTTTGCTCTTGAGAAATTAACAACCTCTCAGCGCCTTGCAACATTTGGTCAAATTGTTGTAATTGACCAGTATTTATCAAACGAGCGGCAATAGAGCTTTGACCTGCTTTGCGAGTAATAGCCTCCAGTTTCAACATGGCAGCATCTCTATCATTAACCGCAAGTTTCAAATAATCTTCAAAGTCTTTACGCATGTCCTCATGAACAGCCCTCATTCTTTGAAAATTCTTTTCAAACTCTTTTAACTCGCGTTCGTACAAATCTTTACGTCCTTTTTTCCAACCCTCTAACATCCCCGTCATTGAAGCCATCGCAGCCTGGGCGCTTCCTTTTGCTCCAGCACCCAACATAACTCCAAAGGTAGCAACCATACTAAACAGTTCACCAATGGACTGAGCATTTTCTTTAGTAGGATGAAACTCAGGTAAAGGCCAATTCCTTTTATCTTCTTGGAATTTATCCATCCCTGCTTGCACGTTTTGACCGTAACGCTCTTGTTCCCTGCCTCTACCTGCTAGAACTTGATTTTCTACATCCATTTTTGCTGCTTCAAGTTCAGCAGCAGAACGTCCTAACTGAGGTGCTATTTCCATTCTTTTTTGCAATACGCCTTCTGATGTCTTTGGCAAATTGCTCATGTCCAAATTTAAAGCACCACTTAAACTTTCTTGTTTAGGCATAGCCGCAGGAGCCGGTGCAGAAGGCATTTCAGGCATTGCAGGTTCTTTGCCGAACAATTGTTTAGCAAGTGCCGAATACGTTTCGGGTCCGATTTGACCTTGTTCCGTTGCTGTAGCCATTATTGCCCCCTAGGAACCGCTGTTTGTTGTGGCGGCATACCGGCTGCCGTACTAGCCAATGACGCATAGAAATTCTGCGTTGTTTGAGCCAGTTGTTGATCCAATTTCAAACCATTTTGAATAGCGCCAAGCTGAATCTGGTCACCAATCTGAGCCACTTGAATACCGTATTTGTATTGGTTTTCAATCAATTGGTTGTACAACATATTTAGTTGACCGGCCACTTGAGCTTCAGAAATGCCGCCGCCACGCTGCGCTTGAGCTTGATTAGCTTGCTGAATAGCGTTTTGGTAAGCCTGTTGACCAGCGGCGCTCAATTCACCACGCTGCGCTTGAGCCATCAAACGCTTACCTTCTTCTTGATATGGCCTTGCTAATGCTTTTTGTTCAGTTAAAGCCTTTTTGTTTTGTTCAGCCATTTTGTTTTGTTGGTATACGCCCAACAAACCAGTAGCACCAGTTAAACCTAATCTCAACGCATTAGCAGGATTAGCTAAATATGCTTTTGCTTGATCGTAAAATCCTGGTTTTGATGGATCAGCAGGAGCAGCGGCAGGAGTTTGCAAGTCTGAAACTGCTTTGGCTGCCGCATCAGACCCTACTACGCCGCCAGTTCCACTAAAAGGAGACGTACCACCTGCGCGGTTATATGCAGGTACTACAGGCGCTGTTCCTGCCGCAGCCGCTGGAGGAGTAAACGCACCAGTTTCAATCTGATTCATCACAGAAGGAGCAGGAGCAGGTGGTTCTACCGCTTGCATTGGGAAACGTGTATCTTGACCCACCGAAACGGGCGCTTCTTGAACTGGAGGAGGGGCGGTAGTTGTGTCTGTTTGCTCGGGGATATTTGACGAACCGCTCCAATCACCTTCAGCAAATTCAGGCAATCCAGTATCAGGATTTTTAGTGCCAGCACCGCCACGTTTTTTGAGCAAAGCGGCTTCTTTAGGAGAAATGTGGGCCAAAATCTTATCGCCCTTTCTGCCTTTGCTTTCCAATAACTTAGCTAACGACTTCATGTCGGTACGCAAAGATTCCATTAACGCTCTGCTCATGCTGCACTCCCTGTTTCATCCGTAGTTTTTAAAGATGCTTGATTCCATACGTTTTTACGTTTGCCGCCTTCCTTGCTTTCAAGGTAAGGAGAATAAATATCTGGACTTCCTGACTGCAATGCTTGTGATGATGCTTGTTGCGAAATTTTTGGCGTAGAAGAAAAATTTTTAATTCCTGGCAATCCAGGAGTTTGATTTATGTAACCTAACAATACGTCGTTTGAACTTTGTTGCAATGGAAACTTTTGGCTTCCTTCTTGCTTTGTTACTTCATAGTCTTGATTTCCGTAAACAGTTATAGGGTCTAATAAATTATTATAAGTATTTGCAACAACATAAACCGTGTCTAAAACTCCTGGAGTATTTGATTTTTCTGTATAAGAATATTGGCCCTCTACAGGAGATGGCGCTTGAATAACATCGCTAGCCGCTCCTGATCCTGCATAAGACATGTTTCCCGACCTATCCTGACCAAACGCTTGCTGTGTACTTTCATCTTTTGGAATAATGTATGCGTTTAAATTTGGATCGTAACGCGCACCTGAAGAAGCGTCATATATTTGTGCTTCTGTTGCCAATTGTGTTCCTGTAGGCAAATTAGCATTTGCTGATAAATTATTGTTTGCGTTTGCTGCATAAATTTGAGAAAGAGCATTAACCTGTTCAACAGGCATACTTGAAACTTGTTCTGGTATTGTTCTTTGTAATTCTTGTGCTTTAGCTGTAGTTAATCCAGCTGTTGCCGCACCCAATGCAGCCTCTGTGCTGTATCCCTGTTTTCTTGCCGCTGCAAATGTACCTATTGCTTTAGCAGTAATTAAAAGGTCCTCTTTTTGTTGAGCTGTCATATCAGGATTACCGCCAGCTGACATTACTCCTTGTGTAATAGCGGAACCTTCCGCCCCAGCAATCATGGCTTGAGTAATATCTTGACCTTTTATTGCTGCCTGTGTTCCGTAAGACAAGGAATTAGCTAACATTCCTTTAATTGTCGGATCGGTTATTTTCCCGAATCCGTCTAATACTTCTTGTCCTACTGACGATCCAGCATACGACGCAACTCCATTTCTCAAAGCAGTTTGCACATCTTGACCTTGAGCAAGTTGTATTATTGTTGCAGCCATTGCATTAGCGGCAGCAGCACTTAATGTGGGAACCTCAAGAAGTATTGCGTTAGACAATCCATTTGTAGCTATTGCAAGGCCCACACCTAAAGTTAGGTTTACTAATTTTCCAAAAAAAGAGTTTTCTGATTGGATATTATTAACTGCACCTTGATATTGCGTATAAAAAGTATCAGTAGTTATCTTATTTATTTGGTCATCAGTATAGCCAACACTTTTTAAGTATTGTTGTTGCTTTTGCATTTCAGTAATAAGAGGAGTAGCGTCGCCTCCAAATGCTTCATTACTTGCAGCTTCTCTTGCATTTTCTTGTGCAGCTTGAGCAACTACAGCGGCTTGATTTCCAGATTGAGAATTGTTCACCATTTGCTGCGCGGCAACTTGAGCGCCAGAACCAATATCGGCGTGTTGCGCCATCCATTCCGCTCTTTGTAATGCTTGTTCTGTAGTTGCCATTTTTGCTATTCCCTAAAATCCATTTTTTTTTGGGGCGGGGGAAAGGTTTTTAGTTTCTAAGAAAGGTTTAAGCTGGACGCAATCTGTTCATGAATGTACAAATGCGTTGATAACCAATCGTAAAAATCGTTCTCCACATTCCAATCTGAATCCATCATGTTAAAAGGATTCTGCAAATTTAATAACGCAGCAAAGTAGTTATGCTCGACCTGATGCGCCAATAACCAGTCATCTAGGTTGTCAATATTGGCGTCAATTAGGGGGTAAACCGGCACATACAGGCCCTGATCCTGAAATGTTTGCCTAAATAACGTGTGTTGCAACCCATTTTCAAACAAAAAAACGCCTAAAGAGTCTTTATCTCCAAATTTCACATAAGATAAAGCATCAAAATTCATTTTTTACCCAAACTAAATTAGTTTCATCCCAAAAATATTGTTTTATGCTTCCTGGTGGATCAATTGGCGCTTTCCACCTAGCTTTATCATCCAACACCCAACTTGGATAAGGTTTAGGAGACACAAACGCATCAATATCTTCACGGTAAACATAACCTTCTCCAGCATAATTCTTGCGAAACTTGTGGTTATAGCTAGTTTGTATCCAACGACCGCCAAGTAAACGATTACAAAACGCAATACCTATTTCTTCTTTTTCTACGCCGTTTTCGTCAAGAATGTCTTTGTTATCTACGACAATTACTCGGATAACAATATTGTTTTCATTAAGTTCAGCAAAATGAGCCATCATTCTTCCTCTAGGCGCAATCCAGATAAACCCTCATCTGAACCTATATAACCTTTAACAAACGTGTTAAACGCAATGCTTATTCTTGTTTCTTCATCTTCTTTTGTCTGAACCATGTGAGTCAAATGCGATGGAAACAAAATTAAATCACCCGCACCAACTTCAAACCACCATGTCTCAGAATTGTAAGGATTGTATTCAGAGGCAGGAACCTTAATCTGGCTATACCCATCCTTATAAAAATAAATCTTGTCTACTGCTCGATTAGCTTTGGGATAAAACACACCAGAAACCACACTATTAGGATGTGCGTGTTTATGGTGAAATTGTCCTTGTTCCGTATAATTTGCCCAACTTTGCGTTAAATACAAACTGACTTCAAACTTTGGTGAATATATTGTTTTGAAGTATTCCATCATTGAATCTTCAATAAATTCACGCAATTCAGTCAATTCTTTATTCTTTAGAATCTTTCTGTCTTTGCTAGTGGTATTACCTTCATTCACGTAATCTTCTTGACCTTTAATAAACTCTAATTCAGCTTGGGTTAAATCACGACCAAACTTAAAAAACGCTACAGGCGTCGGAAATAAATTATTTATGTTCACGGTTTAAATCTTCATCAAGCCAGATTGTAGGAATAGAATCTTCAAACTCTTTTATTTTGTCCATTACAGAATAAACTTCTTCTATAGTTGGGCAAGGCCGAGGATCATCCCAGCGTGTAAAAACATTGTTGCTAATTTCCCATTTAGCATTAGGACGCAACAAAAACATTGCCGTATTTATTCCGTAAAGCCGATAAATTTTGTTATCCATAAATTTAATATTTAATAATTATTATTCCTGATCCACCCGATTTTGTATCACCATTAGTTGTATCGCTACCGCCCGATCCACCGCCCGTATTTGTGCCGCCTGGTTCAGAACCCCTAGTAATGGGTGTGCCTCCCGAGCCGCCGCCCCCGTTACCGCCTAATCCATTTGACGCGCTAGGTTCAGGGCCACCCCCGCCACCGCCTCCCGAATAGGTTGACGTTGTTCCTGAGATAGAAGAAATTGCCCCATTCCCTCCGTGCCGATTACCCGTTCCCGATGTTCCGGTTGTACCCGCCCCACCGCCGCCCCCGCCGCCGTTTGCCCCGCCAGCACCTCCCGCAGTTCCTAAAAGTGCAGTCCCAGGGCCAGCTGTTCCAGTTGTTCCTCGGCCACCGCCCCCTGAACCTCCGGAATTGCCATTAGTATTTGGCGTGCCGCCGCCATAACCACCGCCAGTAGCCGTTATTGTAGAAAATCCAGGGCCTGAAATTGACGAAAGTTGTCCGTTTGTTGAAACGCCTCCTCCACCAGGCAAAACGCCCGTACCACCACCCCCAACAGTCATTGTGTAAGTAGTCCCTCCAACAACAGCCTGACCTGATCCTGTGGTCCATCCTCCTGCCCCGCCGCCGCCACCTCCGTTGGGAGACGCAGCGCTACCTCCCGCCCCGCCACCGCCAACAACAAGGTATTCAATTGAATTTATGCTAAGAGGCGCAGTCCATGAACTTAATCCAGTAAAAGTTACAACAATAGGACTTCTTGCCGAAGCTCCCGCGATTAGTAAATTAAGTACACCAGACATTATGTCAACCCCGTTCCAGAAATTAACCAAGTTGTGTTTGCAATTTTTACGGCGGTAGCCATTCCGTATGTTGATAACGTCCTAGTTCCAGTTGTTCCTAAATTAGACAAATACATTGTGTCTGTCGTTATTGCAATGTTTGCTACGTTGGCAGATAAATTAACAAAACTAATTGTTGTTCCAGTAGCAAAAGATACTGTCGCATTTGCCGGTATTGTGTACGTGGCAATAGCAGCACCTGCCGCATGGTAAATGTGTTTACCCGCATCAGAAGCAACAAGCGTGTAATCAGCGGCTTGAACATTTTGAGGAACAACCAAATAACCAACTTTGTTTATTCCATCAATGGTGCTGTTAGCTACGTTTGCAGTTACATTACCGCTGTTAATGGTTGCATTATTCAAACTCAAATTGCCAACTGTGCTAATTGTTCCACCAAACACAATTGCAGTATTACCAATGTTTGAAGTAGGTATAGCACCAGCAACATTTCCGCTATTTATTGTGGCATTGTTTAGAGTTAAATTTCCAATTGTAGAAATTGATCCTCCAAATACAATAGCCGTATTACCAATATTAGCGGTTGGAATTGCGCCAGACACGTTTCCACTTTGAATAATTACATTTGCAAGAGTAATATTTCCTAAGTTAGCCGTAGTTGAACCAAGAGTTAAAACAGTATTTCCTAACGTCGTGCTTGAGTTACCCAAAAAGTTATTAGGGAATGTTGTGTTAACACTAGTAATATTGGCAGCGGTTAAAGTTAAACCGTTAATTGATGTAACAGTAGAACCCAAAGTTATAGTTGTTGTTCCAACGACTGCCGTACTGTTAGCCAAAAAATTGTTAGGGAATGTAGAAACTACACTTCTAATGTTTGCGTTTGTATAAACAAGCGCATTTGCAGTACCACCAGAAATAGTGACGTTAGATAAAGTTGCATTTGTAATTGTAGCGTTTGTAAAAGTAACATTTCCGCTAGTAATAGAGACGTTTACAAACGTCATATTATTTAACGTAGTTATCGTATTTCCAAGCTGAACAGCCGTGTTACCTATAGTTATCGTTGTTCCAAAATTGGAATCAAGCTGAGATAACGGTATTGAAACCGTTGCATTTGCAAATGTATAAGGAACAGCCATATTAGAACCTCGTTCTTAGTTCATGTTCAAATTCAAAACCGTTTAGCACATAAAGTGGCGATGAGGATTTAACGGTCATTCCCAAATATTTTCCGTACTGTTGCGCGTCGCTCTTTAGATAAAGAAATCCAGACCCACCCCAAGCTACTGTAGCCAAACTATTGTTTGTCCAAGTGACTATTTGGTTTGCGTTGTTTAACCAATTGATTGTACTTGTCAAAGCAATTGAAGGACTTGATCCTATTTCGCTATCTACTGTTGTGTTTAAAGTAGTCGCGTAATTACTGTTTGTAGCTTCAATAGCTATTTTTAACGCTTGCTTTGTTCTAATGCTATCTTCCATTGGCAACAAAGCTGTTTGTACAATAGATGAAATTGAATTAGATGAATCGTTATACAAACGATATAGCGTTGTTCCATCCGTTCCAAACAAGTTAATTTTTCCACCAATAGGAACGGAAACAATGTAAGCCAGATTGTTACCCTGGCTAGTTAAAAACCATTTCTTGTCAAAGAATACGGCTTGTATGTAACGGTAACTATTACTAAATAAACCATCGTAATATTGAAAATTAAACGCAGCGCAAAGAATGTTATTTAACAATACTTGACCTGCATAAATAGGTTGAGCAAAGTTAATGTTAGGTATCATTCCATCTAAAGCATCAGACAATTTAGATGTTGTTGATCCAACCAAAGCATATACACCGTAATCATTCATAAACAAAATTGAACGGAAATACGGAATAATTGCGTAAGGTCGTTTTGAACCAACAGATGCACTTACGTTAGTATTGGTAAAGATAGTCGAGCCAGTTGAAGTTACTCTGACATCAGAAAAAATGTTAATACTATCGTCACCAAATATATAAAGGAAATTATTCGCAGAAACCAGTTGTTGTATGTTTCCATGTAGCGTCGAGTCAGTTAATAAAATGCTTCCCGCTGATGTAGCAGTAAAATTTCCGTAATAACCAGCAGCAGTATAAAAAACAGTACGCCCTTGGGCTAACCAAACCCTGCCTGAAAAGCTCGCAATACCTGTATTAGTGTTTGTTTGAACAAATGGCTGCAATACGGCTGAGTTACCACCTGTTCCGCTGATGGTTACGACAATATTGGCTGCATTGGTGTAACCAGTACCATTATTGGTCATAATGATCTGGCTAATGGCATTAGCAGTAATAATGGCGTTGGCTACCGCTCCTGTACCGCCACCACCACTAATTGCAATGGTTGTGTTTGTGCTGTTTGCATATGTATTACCACCGCTTACCACACTAAACGACAAAGTTCCCTGAGCAAAGCTAGTAATACCGGCAATTGCAGTAGCACCTGTTCCGTTACCGCCCGTAAATGTAATTTTTACGTTTGCACCATTGGTATAACCTGTTCCACCGTTAGTTAAGAGAACAGATGTAATGGTATTGGTCACAGTAGAAAAAATAGCTACTGCATTAGCCTGTGTGCCGCCTGTTTCGTCCGGACCCGAGATTGTTACGGTAGGCGCTGCGTTATAACCTGTACCTACAGCCGTAATACCAATGTATCCAATAGCGCCAACGGTAACTGTATTGTTTCCATCCCACGTAAAATAACCTTTGACCGGATCGCAAATAAGCATCCTGTCGTTATTCCATTGAGAAAAAGTAATTCCAGAATTAGAAAATTTACCTGCTGCTGCTACGTTACCAAATGTGCTAGTGGTTACGTTGTAATACTGTGCAGCACCATTAGATTGAAAACCTACTATGTAATCATTAACGCCTAAGTTAACTGCCGCTAATGTTGTTACTGTATTTGACCAAGTTATTGTTGTTCCGGTTGCGTTTGTTGCGTTTGAATACGTTGGAATAATTTTTAAGTTGGCAGCGCCCACGGGTTGAGCGTTTTCAACCCAAGAAAATTCATCTTCGTCAATAGCAGTCCTAAGAGCCTTTGTATTAAGCCCTTTGAACTGGCGTACAACCTTGTACGATTTTTTTTGTTCAGGAGAAGCCATTTAGTAAGGACTGCTAAAAATTGTTGGTATACGTCTGGTGTAAATAGAGTTAAGAATTGCACTAATGTGTTTTGTGTATTCTTGTTTGAAAATCTCTGCTTCACCAAAACTTTGCTCATAATATTTTGCTGTGTAGGCTGCGTAATATTTAACCGCACCTGTGTAAGGATCGTTAATTGAATCTGTTACCGAAGCAGTATTTAACGACAAATCATTTGCTAACAACACGCAATCAATTTCAATTTGGTAAATTTGATCTGGTACTGGACCTAAATAAATCTGATTTTGACTATAAACGCTAAACGCCAATGGCCTACCAATGTAGTTTTGCCAAAAACGTAAACGTGCATTAAAGTCAGACCATGAAAGATAGTCTAAAGGTACGCGAGTATTTCCCCAATACAAATTGATATTAATAATGTCTAGCACCGTATTGCTAGTGGTTGTAGCTAATGGAGAACTTGCTATTAAAGACGATATTGTTTCAAAACTAATGGTTTCGCAATTACCGACATATTTAAGCGTAGCCGTACCATCAGCAAACGCTGTGCTAGGTGGATAATTGGTGTAATTGTTTGTAGAGTTTGCCGGATACGGTGGTGCTGTTGTTCCAGACGTTCCACTTGTTTGATACTGATAAATAAAAATGTTGCTGAACACCAATGATCCTGCGGTGACAGCCGTACTAGCAACCCAAGCAGTTGGATTGCCTAGAGCGCAAGTTGGTGTCTGTGCGACTACGATTGTTCTTAAACAACCGGTGTCCCGTACTACACGATCTCTTGCCTCATTTATATAATCAGTTAATTGTTGTTGAGTATAAAAATTGTTGTTGGCGTCGTGTAGCAACCTCTGCACATCCGTAAGATAGCTTGAAAGAGTTGCCATTTGTTTTCCATAACTTAGACAGCTTTAAGGACTTTTCCCCCTACCGCTTTAGGCGGCAAGGGTACTTGTTCCACCAACGGGGATAACGATTGGTTCTGTTTTGGCTTTTCTAGTTGAATGTCAATCTTGGCAAGAAGTTCTAAACCTTTCTTCTTGTCAGCATTGCTTTTCACCCAACCAAGTCTAGCCAAGTAAGGCATTTTGTCATCTTTGTCGTAACCAAAAATATGTTCGGCAACATGGCGCGGTATTTCTACCGGTTCACCTTGCTTGAACTCAAAGAACTCACCGCCGTAGCCATCTACAAGCTCGAATTCCGTATTGTTAGTTACAAATACAGTTGACATTAGAAGCTCACTACATCTCCGTAGACACAAATGTCTACAGTATTAGCGTTACCTGATTTTGTGTTTACATTTACATATAAGGCTTGAGTTACAACGCCAGAAATTACGTTGGCTGTGTAAGGTGATACAGGGTTCAAATCTTGATATGTACCTGGTGCAGTTAACGTACTTAATACTACGTTAGCGCATACAATGTTTGCATTATCAGGGGTAGCTGAGATTGAAACATTGGCAGACGAAACTGATCCGGAAGGATTTTGAATCGTAACCCTACGAATAATTACGCCACCAGAGTTTGCGGTAGCGCCGCCATTAGTTAAACCACCG